GAAATTCTTATATAAACTCATATATGACTGTTGTTGCTGGTTCTAATTATATTTCACTCAAATATAATAGAAACTCGACTGCGTATATGAAAATTTCTGATACATCAAAAACTCATGGGTTCTTAGGCACGGATTCTTCGGCATTTACAGGAACTACTGTCAATATCGGAGATACAACTTCTGCAGAATATGGATTGAACGGTTTCTTAGTTGCAGACCTTCCAGCAAGAGCAGCATTTGTTGCTGATGTTTCTAATTTTTATACAGAAGATGTTCTCATCGATGCAAGCAATGCCGGAGTTGCAGATCCATTGGATCTAGAGCTGTCACAACTTCAACTTGGTGTCACAACAGATGTTTCGGCAGTCCGTTTACAATTTCCTCTGTCTAGAGATTTGGGAACATTTGCAAATCCAGTAAATGGAACTTGGTCAGTTTTTAGTGGGCTGGACGAAGGCGCTGCTACATCATATTTTGTTTCATATTATCAACAAGTAGTATCTGCTGATGATAGACCTTTGGGCCCGCAAGTTTCTTTTGATCAAGATGCCGCTCAATTACATCCAAATACGACACATGGTTTGGCAAATCGCGGATTGACGCACTGGAGTGAGTTTTCTACATTTAGCAAAGAACTCAAAATAGAATCTTTCGAATATATTACTGACCGTAGTATGGGTCCTCTTGTATTTGAAACTGACAGAACTTTACCAATTTCTGGTAATAATGGAGATCAACCTTGGAGAGTTAGGTTTAATGTATCAAGGGGTATAGAAGTTAATGAAACATCTCCTTATATCAACACTACGCATTTGCAACTTTCGAGTTCAAGCGGAGATGCGGCAATTGCGACAAATAATTTTGAATATCTTAATGTTCATGTTGCAACTGAATTTCAATTAAATTCAGATGGAAATATTGCTGAGGTAGAAGGGCGCGATGGAACCAAGCCCTCAAATTTAAGAGAGCCAGGATTTTTGGGCGGAATCAGAACTCAATTTAATGGTTATCAAGAATCTGTCACTCATCTAATTAATCCATTTGTCAATAGGTCTGAATTAGATTCGCAGCTTAAAAGCGGATTTAATGTTCGTGCTGGAAGAGTTGGAGAGGCACATTATGAGAGTGGTGGTGATGCCAAAACTGGTTTAGCAGCTGCATTTACAAACTCGGCAACAATTACAAACCCAACAATACCAGTAAATGTAACACTCACAGAAGGTGTACTATTAGATAATGAATATAGATATGAGGAAAGCTTTTTGTCTGGAACTTCGTCTGAACTTGTTGCAGACACACCATTCAATGATGGTAAATTGAGAATGCAAAAAGGTTGGTTTAGAAGAACTGGAAAATCCAAGCCAACAATTGCAAGTCAATATCCAATGGCATATACTGTAACTATAGCAGATCATGGTATGGCGATGTATTTAAAAGATCAGGCATCAACAAATCAGTCAGATGATAATGCATTCTTTGTTGTTCAAAGACACGTAGATGCAACAACTGGAGCTCCAGATTTTTCTTCTGATCAACAGCCAATTCATTGTCTATATCAATCATCAGAATCTCCATTATTGTTCTCAGATTTTACTCCATATTTCAATTCAAAAACTACCGAAAGAACTTCTTCGTTAGCATATCAAGGAGTTTATGATATTTCTGGAAATTATTTAACAGAATTTAAAATTGATGAATTGAAAGACGAAGAGCTGCGAGCGATGAATTTAGATATTCAAGGAAGATTTAGAAGATTTGTTGTGAGAGAAAAAGATGTATTAAAGCCATGGGATAGACATGTGTTTGCTGGTATTAACGAAGTCGATTCACATGCAATTCTAAATCCACTAGAACAGTTATCTTTAAATGATGCTGGACAATTAGTAATTCAGTTTCCAAATAGATTAGGAACTCAGAGGTTCTTATATACAGGAACTGAATTAGACCTTGTATCTTTCTGTGCAGCTGGAGCTGTTGGGCAAGATACTCTCATCTCAAGTGATAGATTTAGTTCTGCTGGAACAAATGATAAAAGAAGAATATATAAAGGTATGATGAGTACTCAAGCCAATGGTAATGGAATGAGAATTCTACAATTGGTAGGCGGTAACGGAATTAATACAACTGATGTAGATACATCTCTTCTTACCTCTTAATAGTGAATTATTAAGGAAGACTTTACAGACCATCAAAAGAGGTCTTAAAGTCTTCCTAAATAGTAAAAAGAGGTTCTTTAATGTCTAATGTAATTCCAATAAGAGTTGTTGTAGATGGTTCTGGAGACACTACTGGTTTAAGTGAATTTTTAACAGGAGAAACTTTAGGACTGCTACACGGCGGTACAGGTGCAACAACTGCACAAGGTGCAAGAACAAATCTTGGTCTTGCAGACATTGCCGAATCTGGCAGTTGGGCCGACCTTCTCAATAAACCAGATACGGATCAAATCCCCGAAGGCACTTCTAATTTATACTTTACATCTGAGAGGGTGGACGATAGAGTTGCATCTTTATTTGTTGATGGAACTGGTATTAACAAAGTATATGACGATGCCGGTAATCTCCTAACAATTTCTATAGATTTTACTGAATTTGATTCCGATGATATTGTCGAAGGCGCAGTTAACACTTTCCTTGCAAGTAGAACAACTACAGATATTCCAGAGGGAACAAATCTTTATTATACAAATGAAAGAGTAGATGATAGAGTCGCCGCATTAATTCAAGATGGCGTAGGTATTACTAAAAACTATGATGATGCTGGAAATCTTTTAGATATTGCAATTAATTTTGCTGAGTTTGATACTGATGATATTGTTGAAGGTTCTGTTAATACATTTTTAGCATCAAGAACTACTGATGACATATCAGAAGGTACGACTAATTTATACTATACAGATACGAGAGTTAGAAATGCGGTAAGTGCCACTGGTAGTATAAACTACGATAGTGCTACTGGCGTTTTCAGTTTCACTCAGGGCGATAGCGATACTATCAATGAAGGTTCCACTAATTTATTTTTCACTGCTGAGCGAGTAGATGATAGAGTTGCAGCTCTCATCCAAGATGGTGTTGGAATTACCAAAAATTATGATGATGCCGGAAATCTTTTAGACATTGCAATCAATTTTGCCGAATTCGATTCAGATGATATTGTAGAGGGTACAGTAAATACTTTCCTTGCAAATAGAACTACAGATGATATCGCAGAAGGATCTACCAATCTTTATTACACAAACGCAAGAGCAGATGCAAGAATTGCAGCTGCAGTCGTGGATGATCTTTCAGATGTGGATACGACAACTGCTGCGCCCAACAATGGAGATGCACTAGTTTGGGATGGTACTAATTTTGTGCCAGGCGTAACATTTAGTCAATCAGATTTTGATAATGCATTTAATAATAAAAAAGCGTCTGATATAGAACTTGGAACTGCCACTGATGGAAGTTTAAGTGATGGTGCAATTGTTCTAGAATCTACTGATAAAACTGCAGATGCAATTGATGAATTAAATGAAGCATTAAATAATATTAGAATTGGCGTTTTTGTTAGAAGTGTTACCTTTACTGGTTCTCCAACAGCTGGAGGCGAAGGAACTACGGTAACACTATCATTAAATGTAGATGGTTCTCCAAATAGATATGATATTGATTGGGGTGATGGTTCAAACACAAACGGCACAACAGATTCAACTCCAAGTCATACATATACAAGTAATAGTGGAAGTCCATACACCGTTACCGTAAGAGCATATAACAACTCAGGGTCTGGCGCTGGAAGCGAGGCAAGTGCAACTAACACAGATTATATAATCATATATACGGCCGACCCTAACGCCGCGTTTGCCCTCTATAGAAATGCAACTGGTGGATCAACCCTCAGTGGAAATAATTTGTATGTTATCGAAGGAGATAGTCTATATCTTCAAAATTTAACAACAAATACGACTATGGCAGATGTCACTTATAATATGAATTGGGGTGATGGCACAGTAAATGACACTATTGCATCTGATAGTGCAGCGGGCGGAGTATCGGGCACAAGACTTCAACATACATGGGGTGCAAATACAGATACTGGAACTGGCAGAGATACTTTAAGATTAACTCTAGATTCTCACAGCACAGCAAACCCTGCTGTAATTCCTGATGATGTTACTTCTACACTCAAGGTATATGATCCTAATATATCAGCGCCAGCTGGGCTGAGCTCAAAATCTATCAGTTTTACTGGAGATACAGGAACATCGCCAAGATTGGCTGCAGGATTTACTGATAATTCTGGTGGAACTTCATTATCTGGCGGACAAGATGTGGACAGAACTACAAAAACATCTGGTACAATAGAAACAACTACATTCTCTACATATGCATATAATGCAGATTCTGGAACACTTTCTGCGATTGTAAACGGTAGTGTAGATGGGGTTGTTACTTTGACAACTGGTGGACAGCAAGGAACCTACACTAGTCTTGTCATAGACGCAGAAAGCGATTACAATTTACTAAATTCTTCTGGGTCTTCCACTTCTTTCTCTTCTAGTATATATCATCCAGATTTATACAAAGGTTTTAGGGCCCATGTTGAAAAAACTGCATCGGCCGTTGGTGTTGGTGTAAACTCCTTTAAACTTTCACATTCAAGCACTGGAGATACAAATCTAGTGCAATTTGTGAAGGATGATTTAACATCTACCCCCACCACAACATCTGGTACAATTACAGAAAATGTGGGAAATTATAGATATATTTCAGGAATTCCTTATTATACTTCAGGTTCTTCTTTAACTTGGAGTGGCATTACTGTTGATAATTTTATTGGCCAAACATATAGAAATACCTCAAGCGTTGTGACTATAAGTAGTGGTACAAATCAAGAAGGAACGAGCAGTTCTGCAATTTCCACCCAAAACTACAACTATTCTGCAATCGATGGATCAACTACTTTCCTGACTGGTGGAATACCAAATGCAAACACTGGAAACGGTACTCCATATGCATTGGGAAATCTAAATGTTAATATCACTG